TTAAGTTTTATCCTATCAAATTTGCCCTCTGAATACTGCTCAAATAATTCATATGATTGATTGGAAAACCACTCTACTGCTGTCTGTTTCATTTCTCGTTGGTGTTAAAGGTTTCAAAATAGTATTGGTCGTTAAGGTATTTTCCACCAGAGTTTTTGCAGTCAATCCATCCGATGTCGTAAGCATTCATAATCTGCCACCTCTCCATCTCCTTGGCTTTTTCAATTAAATGATACATACCGCTATGGACTCCAATCGTGCTTTCAAGTTTTACGAACTCGTACTCAAGCCACTCTAATGCTGTTCGGTTTGCTGTTTCTGGTTTCATTTCTCTTTGGTGTTCCAATACATTTCGCATTCACCCTTTTTAATTGGCGAGGTCATAAAGTAGGATTGAAGCATACCAGCAGGAGCCGTGAATCGGTAACAAGTTTCCCGAAGGTCGCATCCCCTGCCTGTGCATTTGGTTATATCGGTCATAACTGCCCAACGATTGTGTAGTTATCCAGCTCTGGCTCGTCCACTCCCATAAAAAACTCCTTGTACAAGGCGATTGCCTCTTGCAACTTCTTTTCGCCTTCTTCAACAAACGCAGGGCTAATAGTGTAAATGCCCACGTCTAAACTCGCCTTGTCGATTGCAATAAATATAAACTTGTCAATAGGCACCCCAAAGAGCCGAGTGTAGATATACGCTTGCAAGTCGTAACCGTACTTCTTTGCTGAATAAGGAAACGCACGTAAGTCGGTAGTGGTTTTTAGGTCTGCAATAAAGTTGTCTCCTAATATGTCGGCTTTTGCTCGAAAAGGTACGCCCTCTATCGTTCCAATAGCAGGAACCTCAAATTGGCAACCTTGAATGTAACCGAGGACGGATTCGTTGCGTAGCAGGGCATCTGCGATGCGTCTTGCTTCGTTGTATTCCTTCTTGGTGATTATTTGGCCGCCTCTTGCTTTGGCTTCCTTCCACATATTCGTATTCTTTGACTGAACATCGATAATGTCGTACTCCTCAACTCGGTGCGGTTCCAAGGCCATTAAGTGAACCAACCGCCCTACCGAGAAGGCATCGGATTCTTCTTGGCCGTATTTGGTGACGTAGTGGTACGTCTTTGGCGACTGGAGCAAGAGTTTACAAGCCGAGGACGAAAGTGCGGCCTTTGAAAGGTAGCCGTAGTAAAACGAGTCCTCCATCATCTTTTCCATAACGGTTGCCCTATCCCAGGTGCTGCCGTCTAATAGTTCAATTATTTTCATTTAAATAAAGGTATGCATTTTTTAGCTACGGCCGACACTACGTCAACAGTTACTGCGTTTCCGCATTGTTTGTATCGGTGGGTATTGCTTACTGGCTTTACTTCTCCATCGTAATTACCGAAGGCGGTGTGTTGGTCGGGGAAACCCTGTAAGCGTTCGCATTCAATAGTGGTTAGCCTGCGAACTTTGTCACGCTCACCAATGTAAGTTCCTTGAGAGGTGCTTGCAAAATATCGTGCCGTGAGGGTTTGAGCGGACTGATGGCCGCATTTTGTATTACCATCAGCCTTTTGATTGTTTGTTGCGATAGGAAATACTCCTCGCCAACCTCGCTTTGGGGTTGTAGAATATCCGACAAGGTATATCCGCTCTCTATTTTGGGGCAGAAACCACGATGTATTAAGCAGTTGCCATTCAAGTCGATAGCCCCCAATGTCGGCAAACTCTTGGAGGATTGCCGCAAAGTCTTCGCCAGCGTTTGAACTGAATGCCCCTTTAACATTTTCCCAGATAAAAACTCTTGGTCTGCATTCCCGCACAAGTCGAATGGCCTCAAGGATAAGGGAGCTTCTATCTCCTCCCATACCCGCACGCTTTCCAGCAAGTGAGAAATCTTGGCAAGGACTTCCAAAGGTGATAAGGTCAATTCGTGGAAGGTCTCCTCCGTGAACATCTGTGACTGAACCGACATAAGTTGCGTCTTTGAATTTGTGTTTGTAAACTGCGATGGCGTGTTTGTCAATCTCCGAGAAGTAGGATTTGATTTTGAATCCTGCTCGCTCGAATCCCAAGTGGAACCCGCCTATTCCACTAAAAAGGTCAAGGTGATTTATTTTCATTATTTAGCGTTTATGGCCAGTTGCAATGCCTCGTTAAATCCACGCTGGTAGTTTATTTCCTTGTCGGATTCTTCAATTCGCTTCAAGAAGTCAATATCTTTTTGGTCGATTCTTGCTCCGTGTTCGGATGCAATCTTTACAAATAGGTCGGTAAGTGTCATAATTAAAAGTGTAAGTAGTTAAAATCCTGCTCCATTGCTCGCTCGTACAACGGCTCCCAGTTGAAGCCCTCAACCATTGCTGGTTGATATGGGTGCTGGTCAACGTCACCAATGCCGTAAGCATCGACAACGTCCAACCGCCAGCTAAACATATCTTGTACGGTTTTGAATCCTGCCCAAGAGGCAAATACCTCGAAGTAGTCGCCTGTGATGTCTTCGGGTGCAAGACCTTGGTTCTCGGCCTCGTACATAAGGTCGGTGTAGGTTACTTGCATAGCACTTGTGCGATGTAGGATGGAACAATAAAAATAGCAAGCAACGCTGTGCTTACAATCAAGTACCAAGCGAGCCAAACGGTCACGTCTTGGAATAGGTCAATCAGTTTGTTTTTCATTGTGTGTGTGTTTAATGTTCACCAAAGATATAAAATTTTTAATACATACAACATTGAGGTAAAAAAAATAGCCCCGAAGGACTATTTATTTTTCCATTGCGTGTAGCATACCGCTAATCGCTGGTCTTTCCGAGGGTATTCAGTTATCATTGTGTCGTCTGTTACGCAACGATTGATAAACTCCTTTTGGTCTTCTTTGGCTTTAGGGGTTGGTAGTGGCATAAAATTTACATTTAGATTTTGGGACTCTGTAAAATTCGTCTAATCCGCTTCTTTCGTTTGTTGATACCTTATTCAACTCACGATAGTCCTCTTGGTAAATAACGCTCGAATGAGCCATAAGGAGCGACTTTGTTTCTCCGCACACAATAACATAATAGAAGTCGCCATACTTTTTTTTGCGACCCAAAAAGCTAACCGTGTCAAACCTGAAAGATTCCTCACTCGTGAAAGGATATTTGTGTTTAACCTCTACCTCGAATGAAATTGTTTTTCCTTTCTCGTTATCAAATGCAACAAGGTCAACCTTATAGTCCTCTTTTTCTTTTTCAATGATTTCAAACCTGCTGCCAAATGATTTCAGCCACTCGGTTACGATTAAAATACCCCACCTGTCGTCCCTATCGTATGCCGACTGAACAAATTTACCAGCACTATACTTCATACTCGGAGTAAACGCTACGCAATTCCTCAATCCACTGCTTCCAAAGTTTAGGATTGCAACCGCAGGGGATATGGTAGGCGTGGTTAAAAATACGAGCGTGAATCTTGGCTATTTGCTTTTGGTCTGCGGAACTCATTGAGGACTTGTACCGTGCATAGAACTCGGTAAGCCATTCGTATTCGTTCTGTTCCAAGCATTTTGGATTCTTGCTTGGGAATAATCTGTTGAGCTTCTCCTTGCGGGCTTCGCATCCGCAGTCCACGCCAGTAGTATCGCTAAACCAATCGACTACTGCCTTGATGCCAGTGGCTTCGGTAAACTGCTCGATGCGATCACCGAGACCTTTTGGCTTTCGACCACGTTTGGTACTCGGCTTCGCAGTTGCTTTTAATTCGTTCTCTGCCATTTTTCAAAGTGTGATAAATTGAACGCAAACTTATTTTGGTGTCGTTAGATAACTTACGCATTGAAACGTTTGAATCGTGGTACAGGGTGAATAGCTTGTTATCGTACCAATCCCATCTAGAAATTTCGCCCTTTACTGCTTCGGCAAGTTCCGTAAAGGCCAAGTCAGAATCGAGGTCGTGCATTTCGTCTATATCGTCGAACTCTTCAATAGATACGAATTTAGCCGCCTGTTGCTGCTGGCGCAAGTAAAGGTTCCGTAATGTAATATAAACAAAGAACGTGTTGGGTTCTTCGCCATAGCGAATCTTCTCAAAGTCCTTTACATACGTGTACAATCTTATGTACATATCTTGAACGAGGTCTTGGGCGGTATCGTAGTCCGCACCAAAACTTTTAGCCATCCGAATCCAGTCGGAGTGGCGTTCTGCTAATCGTTCAAGTAGTTCTCCCATTCGATTTCGAGGATAAAGATAAGTAAGGGTATCTGTATCTGTTGAACTTCGATGTCGTCAAGTTCTACTTTCGACCAGTTGAATCCAAGTAAAACTCCGTAAATAGGGTAAAATCCGATATTAAAATTCATTGGTTATCTGGTTTATTTGTTGCAGCTTGGCTTTTAGATACGTTATCTGTTGCTTCAATTCTGCATTCTCTTTAACCAAATAATCATAATTAAGCACATTGGTTACCGTTTTTTCTTCGGGCGTTTCTTGCTTTGGCAATTCACCTCGGATATGCAAGGCCGACTTTAATGCCGATTCATAAAAAGCGTTGCGTCTGTATTGCAACTTCTCATAGTGAATTACGGTCGAATGGTCTTTACCTAATTGGAACCCAAGCTCCGTTAGCGTGTACATAGGTCGGAACGCCTTGCAATAAGCCGAGCGAACAACCACGTTTCTTGCCTTGCGGGTTCCATCGTCTTCGTACTGGATGTAGTCGCAGAATGTTTTGTAGTTCACCGCTTACCTCGGTATTGTGCCTTGCCCATCTGGCGCTGCGTTAGTACGTGTAAGAGTGGAACGTTGTAGGTCTTGCCTTGCTCGTCTTGTATAAGCATCCACGCTCCCCAGTCCTTCCAGTTGCTTGCTCTGCGGTAGTCAAGGACGACATAACGCTTTTGGTCTATTTCAAAAATTTCGTCAATGTCAAACGGCAGGGGGATAAAATCGCCTCTCATATTAGTTGCTCTTGAAGTTTTAGGATTTCGGCTTTTGCTTGGTCAAGTTGTATAAGTGACTGGTTTAGGTCATATCGCAATTTAGAGTTATCCAAACGGGCTTCAAGTACCTTCACGTCTAACGTCCTTTTAAGGTCAACCATATCCTCCAGCATTTGCGTTGCCTTCCATAGCGAAAGTAAATGATCAACAATTACGGTCTCGGTCGGGTTGTCTACCGCTATTTGGTTTATCCAAAGGATAGCATCATTAACTCGTAGAATCTTGTCTCTGACGTGAATCTCCCAAGCGTCTTCAGAATGGTGCATCGGTGTCATTTAAGGTAATTTGTACTGGTGTCTGTTGGTCGAGCAAGTTATAGCCATCTATCTTAAATCCAACGTTACCTCTAATTGATTCCATACGGATAGGGTCACCCAGCGGAGTAGGTCGTCCGCCTGTTTCCATTTCCTTTGTTTTTCTCACGTGCAGCTCGGTAAATAACCAGTCGGTCGGGTGTTGGGCCATACGGTGAACCACAAGAACGCAATCGGCACGGTTGCCCCATTTGCCCCCTCCTTCAATATCGGAAGTCATTGGGGGCATTGGTAGACCTGCGTATTGATGGCCTTGCGGAAACGTTCTACGCATTGCTTCGGTTACTGGGTGTGTGTTTACGATTGTTGTTACGTTGTTCTTGTGGGCAAAAACCCGAATAGCCGAGGCCACCTCGTAGTGGTATTCGTGCATCCCTGTCTTCCCAAGTTTCTTTTGGTCGGTAGATAGTGAGTTGTACGGGTCAATAAGCGCACCAGTGTATTCCCATTCCTCTTTGATTTCCTCCATAACCCGCAACAGGCCGAAGGCATCGTATAGCTTATTGCCGTCAATAAACGTAAAGTATTCGTTTACAAAGTCCAGATGCCGATACATTACGTGTTCTGGTATCTGCTGAATCGGAGCGCAGGCCAGAAACTCAATCATTTTTCTTTTGAGTGAGTGTACCTCGTTTTCTGCTGAATAGACCAACCACTTCTTCTCGTAGTTCTGGCTCTGCATAAGCATAAGGTAAATAAGCGTGTGCGTCTTACCCACGTTGGCGTGGCCAGTTACAACGATAAACTCCCCGTCTTTGAAACGGAGGTACTCGTCTATCTTGGGATTGCCGAGCTTGCCAGTATCGAAATACTTGCCCGCTCTTGCTCGTTCTAGAAACGGAAGTACCGCTTCGTTGGTTAGGATGTCTGGATGTCTCATTCTGTGTGTTTGGTCAAAAGTAAACAAAATATCAATACAAAAAACTCAAAGCAAAAAAAAGCCCCTCCGAAGAGGGGCCAGCAGTCCTAAAAAACACACACACTAAAAAGGACTGCTTTCTTCTACACGTGGAGCGAAGTGTTCCTCGTGACTTGCGCCCTTCTGCTCGTTGAGCATCCAAGCGTTAAACTTATCGGCAAGCTCAAAAATCTTATCTACTGGAATCGTTGCTCCTTGTGAAACGTAAGCCGCAGACATTTCAACAGCCGACTTCAAAGCAACCTGACGGATAATGGACTTACCACGGTCGTCACCACCAGCCGAGCTTTTGGCAAACGGAGCGGTGTAGTTGTTTTGGAATCCTGCTTTTTGAATCTTGATAGTTCCCTTCTCGTTCTTCGTGTAAGTAACGTCGTCACCTACTGCGTAAGGGGGAGTTGTGGACTTTGCGAAAGTCGTTCCGAAGTCTCCATCGTCAAAGCGTACTTCAAACTTGAAAAACTCGTTCCACTGTCCAGTGGGGGTGATGCTGGTGATTTTAGCCATTTTGCAATTCGTTAATTAAGGTTCTTTTTAATACTTCGTTTTCTGCTTCGAGGAACTCGTTGCGTGAGGCAAGTGCCTCGATGCGGTGTTGCAGAAACTCCACCATTTGTGCGGCCCCATCTTGAGACCAATTCGTTCGGAAGGTGTATTCCATAAAGTGAGTGTGTTGGTTAATGGTTCAAAGATATGTAAAAAATCAATACCACAAACATTCACCAAAAAAAATTACTTTGCCAGTATTCTTTTCTATTTCGGAGTTTCTAAATATGGAAACTTTTGTAACAAACCGAGCCGTGTCGTCCTGCACGCCTCCGTGCTTACGCAAGCCATCCAAGGCAAACTTGATGGCCATTATACAATTATCGTTATCGTAGCCGTAGTTATGTTCAAGGTTTACCACCAGTGAACTGAATTTGAATTTATCGTACCCTGCTAATTGATCAAGAACCTCGGCAACAAACTTGTCCTTGGCCTTCTTGCGTACTATCCAATGCTTTGACGAGTAGAACTGGTTAAGCGAAGGAACCTTGCCCAAGGTGACTTCTATGCGTGTGTCACAAACCACCCTCGCCGTAGCCACCCTCCGCTTTTTTATTCCGCTGGTGCTTTAATTCACGTTGTAGGTGGATTATTGCTTTTTCAATATCTTGCTCTAACGGGTTGTCTTGCTTCTTGCCAGCACGGAGCAAGTAAGCGATTGCTACTCCGAGGTTGTAGTTATCCTCTTGGAAGTCGAGTACCACGTCCATCGCTTCGATGCCCTTGTACTTGCCAATGTAGTATTTAGGTGCGCTCACTGGTCGAAGTGCTTTGTGCCGTTCTCGAACGTGTTGTATTTGCGTATGTCTCTTGCTTCGTCAATAGACAAGTTGTAGTCGCAAAAGCCAAAATGATTCAAGAAGGCGTTGGTGTAGTCGTTCTTCAAACGACCTTCCTCGATAGCAAAGTATTTCATTCGCTTGGTGTTTCTATCTGTTCCCATATTGCAAACCTAATGCAGGATTGTTTAGGTTGTTGCAGTGTTGAAAACAAAAAAGTTATTAACACTTGTCGGAGGTATGCTCCTAATGCTTATTTTTTACAACTTAGTTAGTTAACTTACTTAACTAATCAACTAATAATTAACTTAACTAGTTAGTAAATCTATAACTTGACTAAAATTAAAAATAAAAGAAAATTTGCGTTTAGACGCATTTTATTAGTCAAGGTATATCAATGTACCAATTTTGGTAGAAAGTGCGTTAGAACGCAAATAAAGCACCTCTATCGCCTTAATAACACTATTATCAGCATACCAACTGCAAACAGCATCAGGTACTTTTCGTAATTGCGGCTTTCAGGAGCCGTTACAGAGGTCTTTATGTATTTAGTCACCTGTACGGTGTCGGGTAGGCAAGTCGCTTTAACACGCACCGTATCAAAGTTCCTAACAATTTTTAGGCGTATGTTATCCTTTTGGACAACTACCGTATCAATATCTTTTAGCGTGATCGTATCCCAAAGGTTTCTTTCTTTGGTTACAATAGTGGTATCAAACTTCGTTTGCCAGACGTTTGCTCCTTTCTTTACGGCTTGGCGCAAATGCCATTCAGCGGAACAACTACCCAGAACAAGACTCACAATTAGGACTATCAATAGAGCAAGCAGGGGGTGTGGGTACGTCTTCGAGTTCATTAAGCCAGCTTTCAAAATTGGATGTATTTGGTTTTCCCATTTTTCTTAATTGCTTTTAATACTTCTCCTTTATTGTTGTTAACGTCGTAGCTTACGTGAATCCACGCTGGTTGCTTGTCTGTACCAAACTCCCAGATAAGTTGCTTAAAATGCGTCTGCTTGCGTATAAACGCAAATACAGAAGCCAAGTCCTTATGCTTAATGTCTGCTGCTCGTCCGAATAGGTGGTCGCTTGTTGCTCCCACGCCCCCAACTGCTGCATTAACCGCAGGCGAGCGATAGCCGCTGGTGACTTCAATAGGCCCGAACTTGTCTCGTGCTGGTTGCAGGACGTATTGCGCCAAGTATTTCAAATTGGTTATCGCCTCTTGGCTTGGCTTGTTCGGTAGACCAGTTGAGGTCTCGGTGAACTCGCTCAAACTGAAATTTTCAGATAGCTTCATTTTTGATAAATTTTATGCAGTAACTCTAACTGGTTCCGAGTTAACGTGTCTTATATCGCACTTTTTGGTAGCAAGTTATCCCTTATGCGGGATTTTATCTTCCCTGCCCCCTGTACTTCTTACTCGTCACCCCTTTGTTCGGGCTTTTGGTGTGCCTTCCGAGTTTTGGTTTTGCCTTTTTCTTGGCTTGTTGCTCCTTCGCCATCTCTGCTCATTATTAAAGCAAATCCACCCATTAGGAACGCACTAAACTCCGTTAGAGACGCTTTCTCGTACCAAACGAGAATACCTCCGAACGAAATTAAGATAAGTCCTATTACGGTTGTCTTTGGGTTTCTAAAAATTCTATCTATCATTCTTAATATCCCGACTCCAACGCCACAAGGTGTAAATGAATGATGTTAGCATTACGATCATTCCTGCAATCTGGTGTACCTCGGCAATCGTAAGTCCACCAACGGCCAAAGACCAACTTGTTGCTACTGCGCTTGTACTATCGTGTTTCATTCGTCAATCGGGGCTGGGGGTTGGCAATAGGCGGCATCTGGGTTGGCTGCGCAGTATTCTTGGGCGTAGATTTCTTCCCATCCCGCAAAGATGTGAATGCCACAAGGCGCAGGCCACACAACCGATTCAGCATAGGCGGCAAGCGGCTCATTCTGCCAAAGGATGTCAACGGCATAGTTTGGATTCTCGCTTACGCAGACCTGCTCTCCTTGCTCGTTTGTTTCCCATTGGGTGCAGATATGCCCAAGTTCTACAACGGCCACTACGAGCTCCGTATTCCACGTTGTTTCTGTAATGCCATCCAACGAGGTGGTGGTCTTTTCTATTGCTTTTTTGGCTGTTGCCCAATCCGCAAACTCGTATTTAAGTGTTTTCATTGTAATTGTATGTAAGTTTTTCCTTTGATATGTTTCATATTGCCACGAATGTAAGAGGAAACCATAACTGCCGAAACTCCAAGCGAACGAGCAAGGGCGGACTTTGACTCAAACATCTCACCAGTTTCATTGCATACAATCGGAATGTAGTATTTTCTTGGCTTCAGTCCTGTTTCTTGAGCGTGAATGTTGTTTTCTCGCTGGGTGCAGAACTCAAGATTTGAAACGTGGTTGTTTTGCTTGTTGCCGTCAATATGATTGATGTGACCTTCTCCAACCAAAAACGCTTCAGCAACCAAGCGGTGAATCTTGTGTGCCTTAACCATACCATCTTTAGACAAAGACAAACGTGAGTAGCCGAGCGAGTCAACTATCTCACGAATCTCTTTTTCCTTCAACAGCTTGGGTGTCCCCCAACGTGATTTGACAACTCGGCTCAACGCTTTCACACGACCTTCGTTTGAAACCTGATACAATCCTTCGTACCCTTTGATGTCTTTCCAAATTTCCATAGCAGATTCTTTTTGTAAATATACAAAAGAGTTCGTACTATACAAACTCGATGCAGTCATCATAGCGTGGTAAGTTCTGCCAGTTGGGCGTTGGTTAATCCAGTTTTAAAGAACAAAGCTTGGGCGGTATTTTGGTCAAAAGATTGCGAACTCCCATAGAATTGTAAGTTTACAGAATCAAGTATATTCGATGGCGCAAGTGCGTTTGTGCTTGAATTGACAAGGCTTCCATTCACATAAAATGCGTAATTTCCAGCCTTTACACGTAAAGCGCATTTAATGTATGAAGCAGTTATTCCCGACCCCATATCTAAAGAGAAGCTTGTCGAAGGGTTAAACATAGTAGCTCTTACTTCGTTGTTTGTATTATTTCGATAGAAACGAGCGCTGAAAGCATTGTTCGCAGCGTTGTAAATAGTCATAAAACTATTGAACTGCCCAGTCGGGATGTGCGTACCTTCCCAAAATAGCGTGTATTCCGAAGCGCTTAAAAGCGAGCTTATGCCCGTCTTTGAGGCAGCATCGGCCACACGGGTAACAGTTGCGCCCAGCGTTGGAATGTAAGAGGTGGCGTAGGCTCCTGCTTCCACTTGTGCGCCCCAGATTAGTGCGCTGCTTGTTCCATCGCCAGCATAAGGAGCCGTCCAAGTTGTTCCGTTAGCCAAGTAAATTCGCAAACTTTCGGTAATTGCTGCCGTTGTAGCGGTAACCGCCACACGATACCACCCGTTTGAGTAGGTTTCAATTTTAACGTCCGCTGCAGTAGTTCCAGAATAAAGAACTACGGCACCATTTGAGGGATTTACAATTACACCTTTTCCAGTTGTATTAAACAAAAGTCCTACGTTTCGGGTGCTGCCAGAAACCGCTTTGATAAAGCAGCTAAATGTATGGCTCGCTGCCGTTAAAGCAACAGACCGCAAAATCAAATGCGTGGCGGTTGTTGCGGTTTCAACAATCCTATCCGCACTACTATATCCATCTGGTGAGGTGGCATTGTTAGCCGTAATAGTTGAACCAGCTTTAGTCCAACTGGAATCGTCAAAAGATTCCGAGAACGTAAACAAATTAGTCCGCTGCGGTTCCAGCAACAGGCGAGGACAACTGCTATTTGTATAGTCAAGACGGGGTACGTTGCTCACTGGCCCAACTGATACGGCTGCGGTGGTGGTGGGTATGTAGTTTGTTGCGATGTCGCCTGCCTCAACTTGTGAGTTTTGAATTAAAACGTTTCCAAGTGAAGGATTTGTACCATCCGATACATAAATCCGAAAATTATTTGTAGACGAAGAAGAAACCGTAATGCTACAACGATACCATCCATTCCCTATTGATTCAATTCGTGAACCTAAAGGTGCAGCAACAAACGCAGCCCCTACTACTCCAGTTGATAAATTAAAATTGATACCCTGCGCCACGTGTACGGAATAAAGAATAATCCCGTTTTGAGTTCCCGCCTTTGCGTAAATCGAAAAAGTGGTAATTCCGCTTATGGCAACACCTTGAAATATAAATCCTCCAGAAAGTGTTGTTGTTAATCGCCACGCATTGTTTGTTCCATCGTAGCCCGCTTGTCCACTTGTCTCATTTGAGTCGGAGTTAACCCAAGTAGTGCTAAACGTATTGCTTTGCAAAACCAAGTTAGTACGCACCTCCTCAATTAGGCCATTTGCCCCAACACGGGTAGCACCCGAAGCACGGGTAAAAGTCAAATCTCCCGACCCATCAGTCGGCTTCTCTGCGTAAATCTTGCTTGTCTTGTAGCCGCTTGGTATAACAACAAGCGAAGCATCTTCGTAAAAACTGGCCATTAGTTAAAGTTTAATTTGTCAATAGCAACCTCCAAACACTCGAAGCCCTCAACTCTACCGCTATCCGCAAGGACACGAACCTCGTATGCCTCTGCGTATGTATAGGCGTTATTAAAGCACGCAGGCACACCATCGAAGCCCAAGCTGCGGGTGTTGTAGTCCTCGTCTCCCCATTCAGTTGAGCAGTAGACCTGCCCCCATCCGATATTATTTGCCATCTTTGCTTAAGTAACTGCGTAGTTTATTTATATTCTCTTGCTTGGGTTTATAGCACCCACGAAGACGCTCGGTTGTCTCGGTCTGGGTAGATGTCCTCGTTGACGTTTTCATTGTATTCGGGAAATTCGGTTGAATGGAAGGCCATATAGTCAATGAAGCGTTGTGCGTAGTATTGTGCAATCGTTCGCTCCTTCTCAACTAAATAGTCAATTTCAATTTTTTCTGCGTTTGTTGAGTTCTCGCTTATATGCTTAAACACGCCTCCGTTGGCAACGGTGTACGCTGCAAAAGGCAGGTACTCGGTCATTGCGAAGTGAATAAGCATCGGCTGTATGTAGTCCACCACCAAAGCCAAGTAGTCGCCTGCCAAGGTGTCGTTTAGGATTTCGTTTGAAATACGCTCATAGAGTTTCGTTCCAGTGTAGTTCTGGACGTGAATATCTTGGGCGATAGAGATGAATTGTATAAAGCGGTCAGTGTCCACGTTGCCGCCTATAACCGTGTTACGAACAAGGTCTTCTCTTTTAATAAACAGGGCCTTGGGCATTATTTCTTGCTTTTAGGTAAAAATCCTTCGTTTGGCATATCGACAGGGCGGGTAGCAACCTTCTTGTCGTTCTTTGGCAAATCAACTCCTGCTTTGCGGGCTTGGTTAACCGAAATGTCAGCATTCGGGTTTTTAGCATCTGGCGTTACGCCTTCGGCCTTTGCCAAGTAGGTCTTACGCATCCAGAAGTGGTGGCAACGTGCGCCACCTTTGTACAACCAGATGTCGTAGTTAGCCGCACCACGTGGCCCGAAGCCAGCGTTAACCTCTTGTTTGCCCATCCGCTCAATGTCCTCCTTGCGGTATACCTTCTTTGCGTTTACCATCTTTTTGCAGAAGTCTCGGCTGTTGCTCTTTGCGGAATTGGGAGCGTAAGCATAACGAATCTTATACTTGCGTCCATCCTTGCTTACCCCGTCTTGCTCGCTTTTAGCGTTTGGGAATGCGTCTCCTGTTTTAGCAAGTTTTAGAAGTGAATCTAAATACGCCTCTTGCTCGTAGTCAACGGGCCGCTCGTCTACCAAATCCCAGTTCTCCAAGTCCTCGTCCTCGCCAAATTCAGCAAGGCGGTCGAATACCTCGTCTAATTGGGCATCGGTAGCGTCAGAAGATAAACTAAAGCTGCTATCCTCGATTCCTGTCGATTCCTCTACAATGTCCGTAGGAGCAACAATTTCCTCCTTGAACTCCAACGGTTGAAGGGTCTTGAAATAGATATTTAGAGTTGCTTGGTTAAATGCCAACACTTGCTCAATAGCATCCAAGATTATTTCCTGCAAAGGGCGGATAACGATATTATCAAACAGAATAGAAGCCGTTTTAAGCTCGTCTGCGTTGTTGCCTAACCCTGACTGGTCTTTGATGCCTAAAAGCATAGGAGAAGTCACCCTGTGGCCTACCATAATCTTTTGGGTGCATTCCGTAGACAAGAACTGGTACTGGTCGCTTGCATCGGACAGTTGTACGGGTTCGATTGTTGCTGCGAGTTCCTTGTTGTCGTTGAACGCCAAGATAAACCGACCAGCATTCGAGCTACCAGAAAACTTGTCTGCAATCCTGCGCTCGATTAGCGTCTGGTCTTCTTCGGTTGGGATTCCGTTATTGAAGTTAACCAGCATCGAAGGCGCAAGGCCGTTCTTGATATTGTTAATATGGTAATTGGCAACTTCTTCTTCCAACTCGGCATACGGAAGTGAACCTTGGTAGTCTGTTGGTGCGTAGTAGTAATATCCTGCTTTGTAGGGCTTAATGTAAAGGATTTCAATTCCGTTATTGGACATACCAAACGCATCAATGCGTACTGGTTCCTCTTTGCGTGCCTTTACAGCATCCCAGCTCTTTGCGTAGTAGTAAGCGGGAATATCGCCCTTCTCATTGGCACGTTCGGCTCGTAGCGTCTCAACGGGGATATGCTCGACCTTTACAATCTTGGAATGGTCTTGGTTGTAGATAACCTGCATAGCTGCGTTACCCATCATCTTAAAATCGGAGCAAACACGCTTAACGCATTCCTTGCTAAACAAGGCCATCATCATTGCGTACTCGTCGGGCTTTCTGGATGCGTCTGTTGCGCCAAGGCCCTTTCCGTACACCATATCAATAATGCCATTAATAATAGCGTTATTGGTCGGGCTTCCGTTATAGCGGTCAATCAAATACTGGAAGTAGTTGTTGTCGTCTCCATACTCTACCCATCCCTTATTCGCCACCTCTTTAATTTCGGGGCGAACGTAGGAGTTCATTGCTACAAATCTTACGTTGCTCATATAATTACAAATGTATTATCCCCAGCGGTCTCCTGCGTGTACACGCCAGAGTTAACAGTGTACTTCTCGAAGTTCGTTTGGTTGGTGCAAAATACACGCCCACGGTAGATTAAGTTAGAGCCGCTAAATACTTCAAACAAGTAGAAGTTGGCCTCTTCCAATACCCAAGCCGCTGCAATGGTCATATAGCCATTTGCGGACGTTGGAGTTATCGTCTGTTGCTGCGTGGTGTTAGTTGACTCGTTGGTTAACTTGACAACCACCGAAGCAGGAAACGACCTCGGAATGATAACGAGGTTTTGAGACGATGCGCTTGTTGTTAAGATATTCATCTTTTAATTAACCCAAAGCAGTCGTTTTGTTTTTCTTACAAACAAAAAAGCCACCCGAAGGTGGCCTTTCTGAGGTTGTTTAAAGTTACAAATTAGGAATTGCGGACTTTAACTCGCTATCTAATTGGTTTTTCAAAAACGCAATTCGGGATTCAAGAATCAACGCTTGTTGCTGCGACTTGTTGTAGTCTGGCGTTTTTTTTGCGTCAATACCCAACTCTTTTGCCTGTGCTACATACTGCCGCTGCGCCTTGGTGATTTCAGATAAGACATTCTGATATCCCTTTAAGGCCTTCGCCGCTTGCGTCGTAACCAGTTCATAAGCCCCAGTTAGAGTACGAGCCTGTTTCAAAAAACTATCTGTGTTGCGAATAACAACTTCGTAATCTGAATTTAAAGGCCCGATGGATGCAATAGCAGAATTGAGGTCATCTATGACAGACAACTCGACCTTCTTCATTCGGTTAATAATCTCTAACGGCTTATTCATACGTCAAAGATAATTAAAAGTCAGAACCAACAACGATAGTTGAAATACCAGCAGCAGACAAAGTGCCGTCCAAGAAGTTCGCAGGAACTGGCTCTTGGCCGTTCAATACCAAAGTATAACCGCTCATATCGCCCATAGCAGCACCAGTAACGATAGTACCACCAGTAACCTCGCAACCGTGTTCCAAACCAGCAACGAAGAAGTTGTTGTTGCGGTCTTCAACGATTACAATCGGACGGCCGTAAGCCATCAGCTTGATTTCCTTGTGTGACTGCTTGCTCAACTTGTGCAAGGTCAAATTCAAGGTCTGGTCAAAGAACGTGGTTCCGTTGTCACGGCTTGAAGTGATTGCCTGCTCGAAAGACGAGGTTCCTTTCAATTCGTATTTGTAAGCGGTCAATCCGCTTCCGAGAACGTCAATAGCATCCGTATTGGTAGCATCGTAAGTCACCGTAAGGTTTGCATAGTTCAAAAAGTAAACCGCATTCAAACCACCTACAACGTCCTTGCAGGGTTCAATACGGCCAAGGGATAAAGCACAAGCCATTTTGTTTTTATTTAGTAAGTTAAAAAAGAAAGGGGTGGGGCGTTATTACACCACCACCCCCTTCAAGGAAATTTAGAAACGATTAGGCGTAGTAAACGATGTCGGAACCGATACCGTACTGGATGCCTGCGCTCATACGCATTACCAAGCGGAAGTTCTGTGAACCGTCGATGTCGGCCATATCAATCAAACGAACCTCGTTCTTGTCGCTCAACAAACCAGTTCCAAAGAACAAGTTGCTCTTTTGAGCAGCAACGATGCGGTTAGAAGACAAACCTTCTGCCAACACGACGGGGATTCCGTCGAAGAACAGGGGCTGGTCGCCGTACCACATAGTACCCTTGTTGTCCAAACCGTTAGCACCTACTCCAGAAGCGGCGAAGCCACCCAAAGCACGTACATAGGCCTTGGCTACGTTTTGAGAAACGTACAAGTAAACGTCTGGCTTACCGTACAAAGCGGCAGGGATAGCGTCAACTACCTTACCCAATTCAGCGATTACGTTAGAAGCGGTAACGGTAGTACCAGTTACGTCGATAACGTCAGAATCAGCAGCGAACAAAGTTTGGAAACCTGCGAACTGGCCAGAAGATGCATTAACACCAGCCCAGATGTTCTGTTCGATACGGGCAGAAACACGCTCGGCAGCATAGGCAATCAAAAAGTCGGTGAAAGAAGCGGGGATATTCTTGAATGCAGAATAGCCCATCTCAACGGCTTGCCAAGTTTGCTCGAAGTCCTTTTTGCACATTTGCAAGTTAACTTGGAACTCTTCCAAGGTCAAAACACGCTCGGTCAAGGTAACGGTAGACGTAGGGTCGAAGTCGCAAGTAGCGTCCTTCAAAATGTCGTCCGTGTTAACCTTTTGGATAACGGATTTGTACAATACGTTGGGCATAACCTCGATGAGGCCTTTGTCCAAGGTAGGTGCGCTCAACAGAGCGGCAGCAACGTATTTACCAGCAAATTCGCCAGCATACGTCGTGGTGATAGAAGTGTTAGTAGGCATTTGTTATTTTGGTTTATTTGTTTAGTCGTGCAAGGACACGGTCAAGGGCTGACTCTGTTGCGTTCTGCGACAGGTTTACAACTTCCTTGGTCTTTCCTTCTGGGTTATGTTTAATAGGGGAAGCGGCTGGTACGTCAGAAGACATTTCTTGCTTCTTCTTGTATGCACCCATTTCCTCACGCATAGCGGACAACTCCGCCTTCATTTCCTCAATGAGGGGCATAACCACCTCTTTGATTTTGTCTTCAACAGACGGCTCCATAGCGGCTTCTACCTCTATTTCTACCTCTGGTGTTTCCTCTTCGGCTGCTGCTTCTTTGATTTCGCCAACAACGCCTTCTTCGGTAACAACGAGGACACGTCCATCTTCCATTCGGTACTCACCTACTGGAACAGCAATGCGGTCTTCTTCGCTAACGATAAAGATGGGTTGGCCAGCTTCAAATGCTTCGGCCTCAAGGACAGTGCCGTTGTCAAGTTTGGCTTGCGCCAACTTAACTTCTTCTTCTACTGCGGATA